TATTAATATCATCGTAAACATAATCTTCAACTAAACATCCTAGAGATTCTAGTTTACCAGTGTATCTAAAGAAACCATTCTCTGACATCCAGTAAGCAGAACCATCAACCTCAACGGCTGCGTTCTTTCCAATCAATCCACAATTAGTTCCAACTTGTTGGAATGAGAAAGTAAAAGGAGCACCAACGAACCTCATAATAAATAAAGATGTATCCGTCCAAACGTAAATAGCATCTCGACCACGTATCGCTCCCACGATCCGTGTTCCGTCAGCCAGTCTTTGTGTACCAGCGGTATTGGTCGCTGAAGGTGCATAAGAAGTTGAAGCATTAATTGATTCTTGATCCGACCATCTAATGTACATATCATCTTGTGTTGAAGATGTTCCAATAGTTGTCTCTGTTCCAAAAAATACTAAGTGTCTATCTGGTGTAGATACTAGTGTTTGTACTGCTGCTGTTGGTGCATTGGCAACGATTGTTGCTCGAGTTGATGTGGCACCAGATGCATCTGAATCCCATTCAAAAGTTGCACCATCCACGATAGTTGCAATTAATTTATTTCCATAATTGTCCAAGGACCAAAGTCCTGGAGCTGTAATAATATCACCTGTTTGTGAAGCACCCCATTTAGTATATTCAGAAGCATCAGTTACTGTTGCTGCATCAGAGTGTGATGCAGCTGTAGTGTTGTCTGATCCTCTTGTTAAACCTGATAAAGTTCCAGTACCAGTAGTATTTGTTGTATAAGCAATTCTTTCATTGTCTATTAAAACTGTTCCAGAAGCTGGAAAGCCTGTTGAATCATCTAAGACAATACTTGATGAACCTGAAGTTAATGCTCCATCTAAAGTATCAAAAACTTCTCCAGCTACAGTACCACCCCATAAACCTAATCCCCAACCAGCTGCTGACGCTTCAGTTGCAGGTCCAATTGAATAAAAATGTTGAACTCTTATTCCACCAGAAGTACTTGCCCCTGATCCTGATTCAGCTGATCCCATTTCAATTGTTAACGTTGTTGAAGTTGGAACCGTTGTAACCATAAAATTAGTATCATCAAAATCACCAGAACTAAAATTAGAATTAGTAATTTCAGTAAAATTATCTAATCGGATAATATCGTATTTGGATATATTATGAGCAGATGAAAAAGTTAACGTAACAGTTGCATCGCTTTGTGTTGTTGTAAATGCATTAGTTAAAGTTGTTGTAGATTTGATAGGAGTAATGTCATAAAATGCTCCTCCAGAATATACATATAAAAATCTATTTGTACCAAGTGCTGCATACTTAATGCCTGACGCATTAACGAAATGGTGTAGTGCTGTATTTCTACCTGTAAGAGTATTATCTCCCAATTGAGCCCAACCACCTATTTTTTCAGGTGAGCCATATCTAAATCTCACATAATCACCACTAACCCATTGACCTTCGCCACCTGTGGCTGTAACTTGTTTATTGAAACCTGGCTGAAATCTTAATTTTTGTAGCATATATAACCATTATATTATTTATTCCCTAAATTGGGAACACCTAACATCGGCCTTTTGTCGAACCTATTCTTTTCAGCAAAAGGACCATATAAATGGTTATAATGAAGGAATACTTGTCCGCAGACATTTCCTTCAAACGGTTCTCTCCAATGCTCTAATTCACATCCACTATATACTAACATATCTCCCACT